TTCGACTTCACCACACATAAATTGTTTATTAGTCATATCCATATTACGTGTTGCTTCTCTTTTCATCTTTAAACAAGTAGATAGACTATCTTGTATTCGATGTTCAATCAACTCTCCATTAATAAACAAACACAACGCAAAAACAATACCAATCATTAATGATCCCCATTTAATTTTCCAATATTAGCTCTAACGCTATCTTTTAATTTTTCTGTATCAATTCTTAATCGTTCTACATCTGTTTGTAATCTTTCAATATTAACTCTATTGTTCATCATACCATCAACACGTTCAGTTAATTTTTCTAGTCCTTCTGCTATATGTTCGAGAAGCATGAATTGTTCCTGGTCAATTGGAGTTTGCTTACTAGCTTCTAGTAAATCTTTTTCAAAGAGTTGATTTTTAGTTTCTAATCTATTAAGTCTTTCGATCACACCAAATGCAAACCATGCGCCTACAATTATGGCTGCGATCAAACCAATTAAATTCCGTAACGGAAGACCGATACTTGTGTTTTCATTTATTTTTATTGACATGATAGGCACTCATCAGAACCTGAATCTAGTTCTGCTAACGCCTCTTCTTTACAATCTTGACTACAGAATAAATCCAATTCATCTTTTGGTTCGAAATCTTTTTTACATTGATTACATTTTTTCATTTTTTCTCCTCTTTTTTGTAAATAAATTTTCTATTTTTAAAAACAAATTATCAATTCCACCTAAAAATTTATACATAAATCTGTCAAACATTATATGCCTTGTAGTCTTGGATCTTTAGATGTAATATTTTTTTCTGCTTTTGGTCTAGCAATAGAATCCATACTTCTTTTACGAAGTTGAGCAGTAGCAGATTGAGATTTTCTTTTCTCATCAATTTGTTTTTTTAAATCCCATTTAAAATTCATTTGTCCTCCTTTGGTTTTATAACCAGGTTCTAAAAATAGGGCCATTAAACACATTAATATTATTAATATGGCTGTAAACATATAGTTCATTCCTGGCTACCTCTATTTTCATAGCCAAGTATTATATGTTATTTATCTTCTATTTGGTAGAACATTTTATCAGAATCTTCTGTAACCCAACCTTTATTTTCGACATTCCATTCTGTAGTTTGAACTTTATAATCAGGTACGGTTGACTGAGTAGTGAAATTACTAATATTCCACAGAATGCGATTATTAGGCTGAATTGCAAAATTACCGTTATCAAGAGCCAGTACATGTCCACACTTATGTTCATGAGGAATTTCACTGTGTTCTGTATCCAAAATATTACTTTCTGGATGACACCAATCAATGGTAAATAAATATTCTCCATAATATTCTTTTTTATCTTTTCCAAAATATTTACAACGTTGTGATATTAAATAACCAAAATGATGAACACTAGGATAGTAACTAAAACTATTCCACAATTGAAGCGTGTCAACCGGCATATCGGGCACTTCGGTTCTGTCATACGATTTTTGGAAAAACGCGGAGATAGGCAATCTAAAAAAGATCGCGCCGTTTGGCAACATAATATTAAATAATGTTGCAGCTCCTGCCATAGATGTGAGTCCGAAGACAACACATTCTTCACTTTCTCCATGATGTTCTTTAAAATCATAAAGATACTCCTTCCTTACTTGGCAATAAATAGGTGGTATGTCTGCGTTTAATATTGCCATTAATTTATTTTACCCCAATTTTCACCTGATTCATAATCAACTTTATTTGGGACTTCTAGTTTAACAGCATTTTCCATAATCTCAATAATTTTATCAGCGTGTTCTTGAGACTCTACAGATAAATCTAACTCATCATGAATTTGTATATGAGCTACAATACCTTCTTTATATAAATCAACCATAGCTTTTTTAGTCATATCTGCTGCACTACCTTGAATTAATTTATTTAAAGCTTTGTATGTATAAGCTCTTTTAATCCCTGGTCCGTGTTCCTTGAGTGCTTCTTCTTGAGGCAACGCTTTATGCATACCAATCATATTCGGTTCCCAAAGATGAAACCTACATAATCTTCCAAGTAAAGTTCTTATCTGACCATGACTCTGTGCTCTATTAGATACTGAGTTCATCAATTGTTTAACAAAAGGAACTCTATTATGATAGATATTAAATAGTTCGTCTGCTTTTTCTTTAGTAACACCTAACTCTGCTTGTAGTTTAGTTTTACCCATACCATAAAACAAACCTAAGTTAATTGTTTTAGCTTGACTTCTAGGTATTTCTGCCATATCAGCAACTGTTTTATGAAAGTCAGTATCCGTATTATCAATGTATTCATCAACAACATCATAGACAGATGGAAATTTTTCTAATGCAGCATAGTGTACAACTAATCTTGGTTCTTGTTGCGAGTAATCAAAACAACCCCACGTATGATTTTGTTCTGGTAAGAATAAAGATCTTATCATTGGTCCTAGGTCCTTGTTCCTTGCTGGAAGCTGCTGTAAATTAGGATTAGAATAACTAAATCTTCCTGTAACAGTACCACCTTGATCAGATCTAATTTGATTGATGTCAGCATGAATTCTACCTTTATGTTCATATCTAATAATTGTATCTATAAAAGTTGTGTGAGCTTTATTAATCTCTCTTGCTTGTGCAATTTTTTGTACCAGAGGATGACTATGTTCTTGTAAAAAATTTTTAGTAAAAGAAGGCGCTTGTGATTTTTCTGTTACAGAATATTCTAAACCAAGTTTATCAAATACTTTTGCAATACTTCTTGCTGCCCAGATTTGTGGTTCAATACCGGTTTCTTTTTTTACATCTAACAACAAAGCTTCTTCTTGTGTTTGTAATTGAATCTTCAGTTGTGCAGCTCTATCTGCATCAACTCTTACACCTTTAAATCTCATATCAACTAAACATGGAAATAAATCTGTTTCTAAATTAAATATAGATTCTATATCTTGTAAAAGAATTTCTGATTTAAATTTTTGCCATAACTCTAAAGTTAGCTCAGCATCTTTTTCTGCATAAGCACCTACATACATCGGTGGTAACTTCCACATATCCGCCTTTGGATCTAATCCTCTAGACTTTGCTTCTTCATTTAATGCTGCTTCATTTTTACCATGACCTAAATATTCCCATGACAATGCATTCAAACTATACGCAAATTTATTTTCATCAATCAAACTTGCTGCAATCATAGTATCTACTATTAAACCATTGATTTTTATACCTAAATTTCTAATCCAACATACGTCATACATTGCATTGTGAAATATTTTTATAGCTGGACAAGCCATAGTATCTGCAAACCATGTTAATACTTTTTTTCGATCCATGTTGCTCCCTGATCCGTGAGCAATGGGAAAATAAAATTTTCTACCTGCAACAGCTACAGCTATACCTACAACTTCACCATTACCAATAACAGATCCAGATCCTTTTGTTTTTAAATCAGGATCTCTTGTCTCTAAGTCAATTGCAATCTCATCATAGGATCTTAAGTCAGGAAATTCTTCAGGTTCAATCCATTCGGTTTGTGCTGTAAACATAGGTATCTTCATTATTTATCCTTTTTTTCTTCTTTTGGTTTTTCTTCCTTTTTCTTTTTAAATATTTCTTCCCAACGTTTTTTATACAAATCACTAGAAGGCCTTGATCGACCATCCCATTGTCTACCTTTTTCTTTTGCCATTTGTATCCTCTATCTTTTTAATTTCTAATTCACAATAATGAATTACTTTCTTTAAATCTTCTATGCCGTTTTTATTCATATAACGACAAACATATTTAATAACATTTCCTTGAAAAAAACTCAAGTCGTTCTTAGAAATGAATTCATAGGGTTGAATGTGAAAAGACTTATAGTGATTCCCGCCTATCTGTCTATCTTGTGGAAATAATTTTTCCATGTCATCTTTGTGTGTCATATTTCTCCTTTAAGTTAATGTGGCAGTAATTGGTTTAACGGGTATGATAAAAATTCTGGGAGTCGAAGAACCCGAACCAACGTCGCCTGTTAAGACGTGAAGCTGCCACTCTCCACTGAGACTTTCTTCTATCCCGATCGGTTGAAAGTTACAAAGAATAGCCATAACGCTCCTTCTTTGGTTTCAATAAGTATAAATTTTCTTTTGTACGAGTCACACCTACATACCAGACTCTATGCTCTTCATCTGATTTTGTAATATTATTTTCTATTGAATCTCTTATCTTTTTAGCATTATCTAAAACAACAATTACATTTTCACATTCACCACCTTTTGCAGCATGTATTGTTGATACTTCTATTCTAGGTTCTTGTGATAGTTTTTCTCCATTAGACAACATTGTTCTAATATATAAACAATCCTCTTGATCTGCTTTTGTAAATACATTGTACCAGAGGTCTTCCGATTGATAATTAAAATCCGATAATTTATATAATGCCTGTTTATCTGAAAAATTTGGAGAACGAGATAAGTATTCTGTTAATTCTTTTGCATCTGCTGTAGATAGCGCAGCACCTTTACATAATTGACTAAAGTTTAATACTGATTTGTATAATCTAGTGTTAAAACTTTTACCAAATCTATTTTTGAAATATAAATTATTTTGTCTTAATTGTTTTGAAATTTCATCTGAACGATATGTAGTTCTAGTTAATATTAGCCATTCACCTTTAGTTAAATCTAAATGGTCCATATTATAAATGTGTTGTACAGATCCTTCAATACCTTTTTTAGGTTCATAATCTTTTTGTTTTCTAGTAGTTATTCTTTCTAATATAACATCCGTTAAATCTTGTACTGCTGGTGGTATACGATTTGAGTAACTTAATATCTCTTCTTCAGCTGGTTCATTTAAAAATCTATTAACATCCGCTCCAGCCCAAGCGAAGATAGCTTGGTCATCATCTCCAGCTAAATAAATATCTTTTGATTTTTCTTTTAATACATCAAACATTTTCCACTGTATTGGAGATAAATCTTGAGCTTCATCTATAAATATGACATCAAACTCTTTACATTTTTCTTTCTCATCTACAAATTTTGTAATCATATCATTAAAGTCATATAAAGTTTCACCTTTAAAATAATTATAATTTAAATAAATATGACCTAAAGTTTCATAATCAACATCTTCGCTCCATTCATTTGTATTGAATTCATCTTCTACGGATATATTTTTTACTCTAGCCTTATTAATCAATTTAAAATATTCACTATTAAAATTTAAATAACCAGATTCATCACCGGCATCTGTAACTCTTAAATTTAATTCTTTACCTATCTGTTCATAATGAACTGGTTGCATTACATTTTCTTCACTCATACCTAATGTATGAAAAGCAAATGAATGTAAGGTTTGAAAATATCTTAAATCCTTTTTATCTAATTGAGGATTTCTTTCTAACATTCTATCTCTAGCTTCATTAGCTGCTTTCCTAGTAAAAGCAAAGTATCCTATTCTATTTAAATCGGTTCCTTCTTTAATATACTTATCTACATAATTTAATAATGTAGTTGTCTTACCTGTACCTGGAGGACCAAATATTTTTTTAATCATTAAAAATTACTTTCTCTTTTGTTCTCAATTACTTTTTCAGTAGGTTTCTTTTCATCTGATAAAAGTTCAGGAAATTTATCCAATGATACTTTTATGACATCAACTGGTGGATTAGAATCTGTTTGTCCTGATACTTTTGGAAATCTTTTACCTATACCAGTTTCTGCTTGAAATAATCTTTTCATTCTTTCTGCAGTTAATCCTCTATTCTCTTTCCATTCTTTATTTTTTAAACTATTAAAAAAACTTGAATACACAAAGTATGCATTATTATCTTCAATCAATACTGCACCAGTTTTAAATGATGCATGTGTTTTTGCTTTTGGTCCATGTAAATATGTAGACAAATACTCTTCTAATAATTCATCTGGAGTAGTACCTTTTGGTGGAGGTGTTGTTAGTTTAGGTGGAAATAAATTATCTAATATATCTTGAAATTCATTTTGTTTTATTTTTGGTGGTATTGTATCAGCTGCTGCACCAATGATTGCTCTAATATTATCTAATTCAATTATTTGTTTTATATTTTTTGCTCTAACTTCTTTTGTAGTTTGTCCATCAGCTAATGTTACATTGAATGTATATTGTGGTTCAGCATAAGTTATTTTTTGTAATCCTGATAATGCTGGAAAGACTCTTTTTTTATCTGATAAATACCCGTAAGTTCTTTTTCTACATTCTGCTTTCATACATACTGGTTGTATTGGATCCTCATTACAAGTATGTCCTTTAGTTTCTCTCGCCCAAGATTTTAATTTTTGTTTTGTTTTAGTTTCTGTCCAATCAATTACACCATTTGCCCCGGGTTCAAAATATTTTCCTGGTGCTGCAATAACCATTTTTTCCCAGTCATCTGGATGTTTCTTTTTAGCAAACACCATGTAGTTATATAAAAATCTATCTCTACCATCTCTTAATTTATTTTTAGTTAGTATTGCAAGACAAGGTGGGCCATCATTAAACTCTTCTCCACCACCATTTAATAAAGACCTGGTGTGTTCTAATGTAAACTCTTCTAA